ATAAAATCTTTCACCAACTCTTGTTCTTACTAAATTTTGGACAGCTCTCTTGATTGCATCTTCATTTACGAAGACACCAATGTCATTAGTCACAGGATGGCGACCAAATGATAAACTAATATCTCTAAATGGAGTCCTATTAACGAGTGGTCTGTCTACTTTTGCCATTATTCCTCAAGAAGTTTCTTCTTTTTCTTATCATTTAGATGATCTCCTACGACTTCTCGCAAAATATCATCAGCTATCTCTTCCTCTGGACGAGGATTTTTGTCATTAATGTAAAAATCGTCGTAAGATTTGTCCCAATCTTCCATTCTAGTCATGATTTATNGTTTTGCTAACTCTATTTAGACACAAAAAAAGACCCTTTTAAGGGTCTCTTAAAGTTTTTCGATTCTTTTTAACCAGCAGCAAGTGGAGATTGTGAATCATTTGTGTTTGCAGCAGCCTTTTTTCTTGCCTGAGCACTCACATCATACTGTCCTTTTACACTTCCACTAGCGAATCCCTGACTTTCGACATTATGGGGTGCTAATTTTGGATCTGAGTCTGCCATCTTTTAACCGTTTTCTTTTTATTTATCTATTTGAGCTCTTAATCTGTCTGGAGAAATGCCTTCTGACATATAAAAGTTCAATCTTGCTCTTGCCTGTTCCTTATCTAGACCTTGATCTTGATGAGGGTCGTTGACACACCACCCTGATGTACCCAATTCAACGACTTTATATCTTATTTCACCATTTGCCATTAGATAATCCTCGTTTTTTCGTGACCAACACGGATTTTAGGATCAATCCAGATCTCCATACCCGCTTCTTTTGCATCTAAACAGAAAGATACGTCTTCTCCACACATATCTTGAACATCACCTGACTCAAAGACTTGCATTTTAGGAGCAAACCAAGGATACTTCATCTCTTTATGTTCAAATACACCGTTTTTAATGAGTAACCAACCAAATCCAGTGTAGTCAACAGTGAATGCCTTGCGTCTACGAGAGATTGACTCGATAGTTTCGTGATTCATCACTCCACCATTCTTAGCAAAGTCCTCTTCTTCTAACCAATGTGCAACAGATGTTGTTTTTCCATCCTCTGTGCAGTACCAACCACCAGCAATATCCTTCTGCATCCATATTAATCTATAGAGTTGCTCTGTATTGAAGACAATATCAGAGTCAATCCATAACTGATAGTCATATTTTAGTTTTCCGTCCCAAGGTATTTGATCTGGGCCTCTGAGAACGTTAGCACCAAGGCATTTGCATCTTGCAAAGTTAACCATTGATGAATAATCTTGTGAGATCTGAATACTAGATCCATTCTGAACAAGGTCGAAGCATAGTTGAACGAAGTTCTTTAAAAATATATAAGAGACTCCTCTACCTGGCAGACAGAAAACTATTGCTTTACCTTTGGCTAATGCCTTTGCCTCTTCTAAGTTAAAGTCATCTTCGACTTTCTTAGTTTTGGGGGCATTTGCCTTTACTGTAAATCCTTTTGCCATAACATGTTGTAATTACATTCTTAAGTATACCACGGTCAAACCAATTTGTCCATAGTGTTATATTATATATGTGCTTTTCCCGAACCTTTTTTTAGAAACTCCTGACTATTACAGGGGCCTAGTGGCATATGCTGTTCATAAATTCCTTTCAGAACCATACTGTTTATTACGATGTCGCCTGATACAGATAACCTCTTTTCACTTGTCAAGAAGTGGGGGTAAACCGCATGGTACAGATCACTTGGAAACAGTAACATATGTCCTTCATTATATTGCTTCTCTAATTTCCAATTTACTTTTCTCATTCTACCTGTGATATCAGTATAGGTTAGAATGAAATCCCCTGCCTCTGGGTGCATTGTATGAGGCACGTTCTGTTCGTCCTTTGCAACAGATGGTATCTTTAACCAGACTACAAATGACCAGACTGCATCATGATTATGTAATGCTTGATATTCTCCAACACCAGTATAATTTGCCCAGAACTTCTGGAATGTAAGATCGTGAATATGTGTAGACTTTAATTTTTCTGGATAACCAAACTCTCTTATATACTCTGTGATAATATTGTTTAAAACTACTTGTTGAAATCTGTTATCATCATCAATCAGCATCCACTGTTGTTTTGCATTATCGGGTTCGTATTTCTCGACTAGATGATGTAGATGATCTAAATCTTTTGTGTCTAAGGTAATGTCCAGAATACCATAGTTAGGCAACTCAACTTTCTTAGTCTGCATTTTTAATTATCCTTATATCTTCTTTACGGCTCTCGTCATTGGGATAGTAGTTAAAAAATGATCTTACATGTTCCATCTTATCTTTTACATCGTGGCCTGGAACATTCTCCATAATTAAGTATTCGCCAATATAAACGTTATAGGTACTCATCTTCCCAAGTAGCCATCATATCTTCTAGGTCTTTACGAATATCAGGATGATACATCAAATGATTGTCATGCTCTAATCTAAAAGAGAGTGATTCATAAATGTATTCTAGCTCCTTTACATCGAGCTCTATTTGCATTGTTTCGGTAGAAATGTTCATTACAAACTTATCTATAAAATTCTTTTCTTATCCTCTACAGGATTTATGATTCCTCCAAGAGCCAAGCTATTCAAAGCAACATCTCCAGCGAGTGCAATACGATACTCTGTAGTGGTGTAATGTGGGTATACAATATGATTTATATCACTTGGAAAGAACAACATTTTGCCTTCTGCACCTTTTCCAAGTACAAAGTTTCTCTTTTGTAATTGTCCACATGTGTCAGGGTAAACTAATACAAAGTCACTTGCTTCTGGCCTGAATCCAGCTTGTACTGTTCTTTCATCTTTTCCCTCAAACGGAACGGTCAACCAGACTACAAACGTGAAGATGCCTTGATGATCATGAATACTTTGATAATCACCATCAAGTGATGCACGACACCAGAAACGACTAAATGCCAATTCATGTGAATGTGTTGTCTTAAGTTTGAATGGGCAACCGTAAGTTTCAAAATACTTTTCGGTACAGGGCTTCAATACATTATCTTGAAACAAGTTCTCATCATCATTGATTGGAAATTGTTTGGAATCCTCTTCGATACTAATTAACTTATTACCTTCCCACTTGGCATCGTGAGAATACTTATGTACTAACTTCCACAGGTAATCAATATCATCTTTGTCAAGTTCAGCCTCAACTACTCCAAAGTTTGGCAGTTCAGACGTTTCGCAATACTTCATAGTCTCTCCCTATATTTACGTCTTCCAGTAACTACCTTTTCCATCATAGCATCAGTGTATCTTCCTATGTAGTATCCCTTGGCCTCCAGTTGTTTTGAAGTATCGTCCAACGCGCTGATTTTTTGTATCATCACAATGGTAAACATCTCATCTATCTTCGTTAACAACCATAAATCTTTTCCCTGTTGATTCAGAAACGTGTTGAGTCCATCGACGCCGCCAGACATTTGATCTGGATTTATCTTATTTGCATCTGACTGTGCAGCCACAATCACTATATCCTTACTACCATCAAACTTATCACACTCTCTCGAAACAACCTCCCAGAAGTCGTAAGCGCTGAAATAGTCATAAACCTTAACCAGTTTCATACGACCATCATCCTTTGCCTTCTTACTGAAGGGACAACGAGGGCCATTGTAATCTCCCTGATTCATATCATCGGGGTTCTGTAACCAATCAATCCAATCGTTCGTAAACGGTTCTAAATGATCTAATGCATGTGACACTAATAACTCTGCTCCTCCTTAATACATTCGTCGCCTATACAAACAGAGAACGACAAACTGTCTGTGTGATATGACCTATAGATTCTGCCCCATATAATATCAAACTCTTCCTGATTCAAATTCTTAAACAAACACTCTCCTTTGAAGTATATGTGATAAGACTTTAATCCTTGATCCGTAGTGGTACTTGAATTCGCCATGACCCTCCTTTTAACTCGATAAGTTTAAACTTCTTCCGATTCTTCTCCATCTCAACTAACTCAGCATCATTCGCAATGCTGCCATACTTCACAGGTGGATTGCCCTTGTATGTCAGTATATGCGTATCAACCATATGGTAAAGAGTATCCCAAGTCAAGGTGTCCTTTAACTCACTCGCTAAAAGAGATACCTCATCATCACTCAACTCTTCACTTATCACTTTACCTCTAATTGCTACCAACTCATCTAAGTTGATTACAATCTTACTATCATTATATATTGCCATCCTAACCTCCGTTTAGATCACAACCAATCGTACCGCCAACTACTGCACCTAAAGGTATTGACCACCATCTACCATCACCTTGACTCATCGCTGCTGCAGCTCCACCGCCAATTAACGCACCAGCAATCTTACCATCTGTACAATCATTATCATCATAGGTTACTTCTGTCTGACGAATGACTCTCTTTTCAGTAGCTACGTTGTTTCTCTTACATGGAACTTCAATAGTCTCATTAAAGAAACGAACAAAGCCAGGACTCTCTTGAGTGCCAGGAACATACTCTTCTCTGTATGTTTGTTTATAACAAGTCTTACTCGAAGCATAACCTTCTTGGTAAGTATCAGCCATTACACTCACAGGTGTCAATGCTATAATTGTTGCAAGTAATGTTTTCATGTTAATCAAATGATATTCCTTCTTCATCAGGTAAGTCAAGTAACTTCTCTTCTACCCAATGCTCTTTGTTATCTATGCCAGCTGCTTCAACATACTGCATGATATGTCTATCCACTTGCTTGTAGATAGGATGTAAGTCGATATCCATACGAATATCATGTGCAATCTCTGCCACTTGCTTTTCCGTTAAGCAATGATCAGGGTGAAGAAGATCACAACAAGGGATCCTCTTCTCAATTAACTGATTAATGTTTATACGAATTTCATAGTCGTTATAAACTGCCATTAAAAGAACCTACCCTTAGATGCAAAGTTAACGATGGCAAATGATGAACCTATACAAAAAGTCATCAATACGAGTGTTAATACAAATCCTTCAATCATTGTGTTGTTTGTGATGTTTACTCCTATAGTATAACACAAACCTGGCCCAGAGTCAACCTATACGGCAATTTTTTATATCCAAAAATTTTTTAAAAGCGATTAATATATAGCTGTCGTTTTCGGTTCGTTGTAGGTTAGCGCATCGCTAAATCATATAACCGCCAATAAAACAAAAAAACCTGGCATATAGGTGCCAGGCATAAGGGTGCTGAGTTGCTCTTATATCAGCGTAGCNTGCTTNGTNTTTACCGTGCCTCTGTTGGTGTTAGTGCGTATGCCCTTTGTTTGGGATAGAAGCAGATGGCGGCGCTGTGGTTTTGTTGATTTGAGTTTAGTGTAGGTAATTTGCCTGCCGCCTAGACCTGTGAAAGTGTGCTGCTGTAGAATGTTTCTAGGCATTAGAGTGCAACCTCCATGCCGCTAACGAAATCTTCTTTTAAGTTCTTGTAAGTTAAAAACCATTCAAAGTTGCGCTGTATAACGCCAGTGCCGATGCTGAACTCATCTAGGAGAGCATTCAGTCTGCTCTTAGTGGTTACAGTCTGCCAACCGCCATCAAAGAGCACAATGCTGTTTGCATACACTTCAGCAATTTTGTTTCCGTGTAGTTTGACTATGCTGCCAAGTCTACCAGTAGCACCGCATGTAAAGGTTGCTACTTCAGTGTTACCAGAGCGGAAGTCCTTTCTGCTTCTGATTGCTCTGTTCATGTTCTTTTCAATAACTCGCATGTGTGCTCCGTGTGTTGTTTGTATGTAAGTATAATAAACGATATTGGCAAAGAAAGCAACCAGCAACTGTGCCAATATTTTAATTGGTTAGTCTTTATCTGTATAGACTCCCTCAACTACTCGCTTGCCGTTGAGAGCGTACCAGCATAATTCCGCTATGCCATACTGCTGTGCCATGTCATAAAGTTTGTCATAAGCGAACCCTTCGACGCTTTCCTTAATAGTGGTGCCTGGGATTTCTATGTAATATTCAGTGATCATAATAAAAAAAATGTAATAAATGGACTATAATAAAAGCAGTACCCTATGCAAAGATAGGGTTAGCGTACTTGCTGCAAGGGTGTGGCGCATCAGGTGAGCAACCGAATGATGCTATAAATGAATCTAACCCTTTTATTTCCTCTGCGGTTAGTTCGTCAAAGTCTACTGTAGCAATGTGATCTACGCCCCATTCTGCAACTTCAAAAACAAATTCTTCCCAGTCGCAGCAAACGTGTGCGACGTTTTCAAAGTTATCTGATTTTAGGATTCTGTTTGAGATTGCTTCAACTCTGTTCATAATAAAAAATGTGTGATTGTTTTATATGTCTCTATTATAATCCTTTACTAGGTAAAAGCAACCCAATTACAACAAAAGATTAAGAGACAATGTGCCACTAATTACAGCGGCACACTATATGCTTTTTTTACGATGGCATTAGCGGTAGTATAAAGAACCGCCGCTCCATGATGCTTTAGCAGGATCAAGCGCTGCTTCTCTCTCTTTAATAATACGGAAGTCAAAGCGTACGCCCTTCGCTGGTGCTTTCCATGAAGCAGGTTTAAATACTTCGCCCTTAAAGGATATAAAAGCAACTACTGAGGCATCAACATATCCGCCGCCTCGCCAGTCTCTTTGTATTACCTTCCAGTATTTTTTGCCTTCGCTTAGTCTGAATTTCATAAGCGGTTCAGTACCATTAGCAATGCCTGCTAGTTGCTCTGCAGCATACTCTCTTAATTCTTGCCTACCCATTGGCGGATTAGCAATGCTGCTCTGGTGCATATTGATTCTATATTGCTTGTAATTCTCTCTTAATGCTTCGCAATACTGTAGGGCATATTGCTTCATTCTGTCCTTAAGCATTAAAGCAT